TAAGCACTCTTCAAAATAATTATGTTGTTCTGGATGATCCATCACAAGCAACTCTTCTTGTAAAATGATCTCAGAAGTATCAAAAAATTCTTTATTGTTGATTAAATGCAGTCTAGAAGCATCAACATAAACACAAGGTTCATCAAAATATTCATGAAACAAAATTTTTGGATGCCTGGATAGCACAACAGGATCTTCATGTTGATAGTTAATATCCCTTAGTTGCCATGGGTGCTTTGCTTCAACAGTGCCATCATGAAAGCAAATATATTGGTGTCCTAGATCTTCAATCTCTGGGAGTTCACAATAGTTGTTTGTAATTGATGTGTATATAATCATTGTATTCCGTATACTCCCATATAAAATTCATGGTCTTTATAGTTAGTATATATTTTAGAACTTAATCCTACAATTTTACTAAGATCTTTAAGAAATTCTTCTTTAAGTTTATACTGGTTTTTATCTCCATATTGTGGATGCATACCTTTCCTTCCTTTTTTATTAAAAAATCCTAAGGGAACCCCAGCATCATTTCTATTTTCAAACACTAAAGGGTTAGCATCCGAAAATTGAAGTGCGGCATCAAAAGAAATTTGATCTCTATTAGGTCCAATTAAAGAATACTTATACCAAAGTTCATTAAATTTGATTATCTCCTTATTAATAGTTCTCCAAACTATAGTTCCAAGAGGACTAGAATATTTTCTAAAATCATATCCGTTGTCTTTTAAAATTTTAGATAACTCTAAAGCATCTTCATAAGTAAAAAAGGCACATAAAAACCCTTCAAGCATTTCATCATAGTAAGAAAACTTTGATGCATGTCGAAGCATTGTAAATGGGAAACATTTTAAACTATTTTCTACAAACTCTTTTGTATGAACATAGCAACCGTCAATCCAAACAGTATGAAAACCTTCTGGAAAAAATAGATGTGGGTTAGCCTTTGGATAAAAAGATAACCTTCTTGGACATTTTATATCACAATGTTCTCTAATATCAATATATTCCCATGGACCTTTAGTTGTATCTATAGTACCATCATGGAAACAAACATATCTAACATTTAAATCATAATAATTTTCATCTGGAAACACATCATATCCATTAGTGATACATGTGTAGATGATCATTTTACTCTTAGGAACAGCATTGTTCCTATCCATTGGAAGAACTTTTATTTTTTTATTCAAGTCATGAGGGATGTCATGATAATTCATAAATCCAATATGATCAAATACTTCAGTTTTCATGTTTATTGTATGGTCCAACTCTGTAATTTTTTCCAAGTCCTTGAGTAATAAATCAATCTGTTTCCATTGATCTACTGATCCTTCCTTTGGACATTTTTTTAATCGTCCTACTTTATTTTGATGCCCTAATTTTAAACCACAATCCAATCTATTATCAATATAAAAGGGAATTAAATTTGTTTTTTGAATTGCAGCATCTAAAGAAAGCGGATCTCTATTTGGACCATCTGAATAATAATCCCACCAATGTTTATTAACATTAATAGTCTGTTCATTAATAGTTCTCCACACAACGGTTCCTAAAGGACTACTATATTCAGTGAAATCATAATTGTCTTCTTTTATTTTTTTTGTAAAATTTTTAACTTGTTCATATGAAATAAGACCAGATAAAAATCCTTCGCAAACTTGATCATAATAAGTATATTTCAATGGATGCCTTAGTACTGTAAACGGAAAGCATCTTAAAGAAAAATCAACAAATTCTTTTGTAAGTTTGTAGCAACCGTCTACCCATACAGTGTGTGTTCCTTCAGGAAAAAATAAATGTGCATTAATTTTTACATAAGATGCCATTCTTTTTGGACATTTAATATTCAAGTTTAACCAAATAAACTCAACTGGAAATTTATCAAAATCCTCAACCCAATTTTTTATTCTCCACAAAGGATTTGTAACTGAACGATCTAAAAAACAAACGTATCTTACATCAGGATCATAATAATTATCTTTTGGAAGTTCATCATAATCGTCAGTAATGCAAGTAAATATAACTAATTTATTTTTTTCAATTAAATCAACTTCAGATGTAGATATCTTATACCTATTAAGTTCTGATTGGTCAAATACTTTATTAGAACTAATATAGAGTTTTGATGCTACTCCAAATACTCTACAAAGATTTTTTTTAAAACTTCTAAATTCAAACATTTTTGGTCTGTCTAATATTGCATATCCAGATCCATAATGTTTTGCTCTAGTGCTTTTTGACATATCAACTAAAAGATCAATGTGATGTGCTTTCATCACTTCCCATTCAGCTAAAGCACTAGAAATTTGATCCCTATTAACTCCAAGATCGTACCATTTTCTCCAAGCTTCAGACCAACGATTAACTTTTTCAGTTAATTTTCGATAAACAATACAATTAATTGTTTGATCATATTCTGATAATGGATATCCAAATTCCACTATCTTTTTCGCCATTTCTATACACTGTTCTTCACAAGAAAATCCATGATAATATAATTTTGAAAACTCTTCTAAAAGATTTCTTTTAGCTGGATGTTTCTGCAGAATTAAATCATATTCCTTTACCTCGTCAGATTTAAAATAATCTACAATTTCTTTAGTAATCGTATAAGATCCATCTATCCATAAAGTAATTTCTCCCACATCAAAATAATGATGGGGGAGATGCTTTGGATGATAAGATTTTCTTACAGGGCACTTAATATTTAAATTAAGTTCAACAAATTCCCATGGACCTTTTTTTTCCAATTCACCATCATGAAAACAAACATATCTTACGTCAGGATCATAATAATTTTCTTCAGAAATTTTATCATATCCATTAGTAATGCATGTGTATATAATCACAACTGAGAAAGTATTTTGTTACTAGTATTTCCTGGTTCTCTAAGAAACCATCCTGTTGCAATATATTTATCAATAGGTCCAGTCAAAAAACCTCCTCTATGCATGTGAGTGTATGCAGCTGGCCAAAGAACAACTGTCCCTTTCTTAGGATGCAACGCTAGCTTTTGATATAAAAATTCTGTAGCACCACCATTTTCAGGTGGTATATCATTAAGATATACCATCCAAGTTACTACGCGATCTCTATACATAAACACACCGTTTTCACAGTGCCACTTATGATATCCTCCACCTGCTACTGTTTTTTGGACCTTGGTTGTCCAAGATGATACAGGATCGCTATCTTGCACAATCCCATTATATTCCTTAGCATACTGTTCAAAACACTGCCCAATAAATGTATTGAGTTGCATTGCCATTTTCAAATCAACGCATTCAAGATATAACTGCTCATCTTTTCTACTTAACTGTCCATCATTAAATTGATCTTGTCCAGAAGCAATCCACTCTCCAATTTCTGGAACACATTTTTTAGCAACCCAATTATCAAATGCAAGCACAATGCTGTCACACATATCATCAGGGACAGCATTTTCAAAAATACCAATATGATCTACAAGTTTCATTGTTGTTGATTTAAGTATACCTGTGGTGGTATTCTACCACAATATTCATCAAGTTCCATAATCTGATCTACAGTTTGATCTGGTCCTTGTTGTTGCCAAAATTCTGCAAGTGCATTTCTACTGTCTTTGTGAAAGATATCAATATGTTCTTCGTGAATTGCAGAACCGAGATCAAGTCTATAGTTAAACAAAGGCGTAGAATATCCTTTGCCACTATCAAGAATTAAATCTTCGGATACAGCTCTTGGTCTAATATTTTGATCAATCTTCCAACAAGATCCTCTGTTATGAAGTTTAAAAACTTTTTCTGCATGATGACGTGTTATTAAATAACATGCAGCAGAAAAATCATTAATGAACCTATGATGTAATTTTAGTGTAATGCCATTGGGATTAATAATTGTAAACTGACAAGTATCAAAATTAATAGGAAGTCTTTTCCTAACTTCCTTCCAAGTAAAAGTCCAATACTTAGCAGTAGAAAGATCTACATCATCTTCCATAATCATAATTTCGGGAAGATCTGTTTCATATAGAAAATATTTAATTGCATTAAGGTGAGAAAGAACACAAGCAATCTCACCTTGGTTCATATTATGTGGAATAGTTCCCTTCAGATATGCAGTTGGATCATCTTCTTTACCATCTATCGCAGTAATACGATGATGATCATTTATTTCCCAGTATTCAAACTGATCTTCCATGTATTTTTTACGCTCTGGATATCTGTCTAGATTAATCCACAAACACTTTGGAAAATCTTTTAACTTATATACAGATTTATTTTTATCCACCGATCTTCTTCCCGTGAATGACACCTCGATTTGCCATATATGATTGATTTGTATAATAATTTAAAAGATTTTCTGGTGACATTCTTCCTAGGTATTCAAATAGTTTTCTATTTTCTTCAATATGCGGATTATTAAACCAAGAATTAGAAGTTCTTTTGTGTTCTAAATGGTACACGGCATCATCAATTCTTGCCACATGAGATAGTTGATTAAAACGATTATAACGTTCATCATCTTCGTATCCATAAGATACAAAGTTTTCATTCTCCATACCCAAACGGATATATTCTTCCCTATCAAAGAATTGACAGAACCCAAACTTAGCATCCCAAGATCTAGTGTTTGTAAATGATAAGAAATTAAAGTTAGTGTTTATAAAATTGCTTGCTTGCTCATCATCAAAGAAAACTTGACGTTGATATTCACCATATCCATAAGGATAAACTACTTTAATAGGTTCTGGTTTTGCATCAGGAAATTCTGGATTTAAATATCCATTCAGAATTAAATCTACTGCTTGTTTATATACGTGCTTTGGTAAAATGATATCACTATCATAGTTGACAACGATTGGCGTTTTAGCCATCAGTGTCATATCATTGAGTAGTTTTGTTCTATGAAAAATATATTGATCGGTTTCCTCAAATACGTGAATAAGATTTTTGAGTTGATCTTCAGTCAACGCTTGTTCAAT